TCACTCTGCCAGATGGCGCAATGCCATCTGGTATCACTTAAAGGTATTAAAAACAACTTTTTGTCTTTTTACCTTCCCGTTTCGCTCAAGTTAGTATAAAAAAGCTGAACGAGAAACGGAAAACACTGTAAATATCAATATGTTATGAAAGATTTAGTCTAAATAATAGACTGCATAATACTACAAAACACAACATATCCAGTCACTATGAATCAACTACTTAGATAGTATTAGTGACCTGAGACAGAGCATTAGCGCAAGGTGATTTTTTGTCCTCTTGCGCTAATTTTTTGTCAACGGACTGTGGTAGTTGAATTTACAACCATGCTCAGTATCTCGATAAGCGCAGAGAAATGATGCAGTGGTGGGCGGACTGGCTTGATGAAAAGGTGGAGTGATACACCTTAACTATCGAATAGCACAAAGCCTTGCAATCCAGTGCAAAGCTTTGTGTGTCTCAGTTTTTATAAATTCTTAAGCAAGAATCATAGTTATAACTATTATGTAAATTTTATGATATATATTGTATTTAAATGCTGGTTTTACTTATTAACCCAACCTGTAGCATTTGTGTTGCTTTCCTTTATATAAAGTACTGTATTTCCACCTCCATCAGAACGAGTGTAAATAGAACCAACTGGTGCTCCAACTCCGCTAGATGTTGGGTTGCCTTCTTGCCCAAATATCACAAGTGAGCTTTTATCTGTAGCTTGATTATTCTGTGTGGCTGATGTTCCAAATGAAACATTCCCTATAAATGACACGCTCTTACAGGTTGATGTAGCAAATATACCAACTGATGGTTTATTAGTTGCAATGCCATCACGAATTTGATTTGAACTAACAATTACATTTTCTGCACCAGAGTCAATTCGTATACCATTATGGTTGTTATCTGCGGTAGAAACCCCAGCTATAATGTTTGATTGAATAGTAACATTTGAATATTTACCATTAATATGAATCCCATGCAGGGAAATATTTCTAAAGATGTTGCTAGAAATTACAACATCATGCGAAAAACCAGACCCTATAAATTCTTCTGCATTGGTTTCAGAAATCCATAAAGAACTTGATGTTCCTGAATCGTATTCATTATTAGAGATGATTGATTTGTTAATAAAATCACCTTTGAAAAAACCGATTCCGCCTCTTGCTGTGTTTCCAGTGACAGTTAGTCCTGAAACCCATCTTGCGTCTACTGCATATGATTGAGACTCTGTAATAAACATGGAATTGTTGGATATTACGATATCTTCATGAAATGCATCTGATGTATCTGTATATGGATATGTAGGTGCAGCAAGAAGAATCGGGGATCTAACGCCTTCAAAATAATTGCCAACAATGCGCCCCCTCCTTGCCCCCTGTGGTTTTGATGATGATGGGAATGGGGTTACATGAACTCCTCGCGCGGTACTGTTATAGAAAGAGCATCCGCTAACCACCCAATCATACCAGTTGAAAACCCTTACCCCGGCAAAGAGCATTCCATCGAACCTGCAGTTTATGACCCTTATATTTTTGTCCTGATTCCCATATGAATTAGCATGGTTCCCAACCCCCGCCCCCCACGCCCCAAACCCAGTGGTGGTATTTTGTGGATTTGAACCAAAATAACAGTTATCAACAAGAACATTGATGTTTGGGTAATAATCGCCAAGAGATTCAATCCCCGGATCTAACTGTATCGCTTCTGAATAATTTCGGTTGGAAAGTGGTTTGAAGCCAAGAAACTTACAGTCTCTTATAATCACCCCTTGCCCGTCAGCAATATCTACAGCATGAAAATCGACTACATCAAGAAATGTTACTCCAACAATAGAAAGATTTCTTGGTGAGGAGGCCGCAATGATGTCAAAAGGATCTGTAGGGTGGTCTTGTCCTCCTCCATCTAGTATTCCGCCTGTTATTTTAATGTTAGTGCCAGTATTAGGGTTTATTCTCAGCATAACGTCATTAGAAAAATTACGTTTAATGGTTACGCCATCAGTCATCTTTAGGTGAGTATTTGATTTTATTTGCAACTCAGAAAGCAAAGTATATATGCCTGGTAGTGAAAACTGTAGTGTACCTCCTCCAATGCTATATATTGCATCTAGCGCAAATTGCAGAGCTACTTTATTGTCAGCATTCGATGGATGAGCACCGAAGTCAAGAACATCAATGATTTGTTGGTTCTTTTGGTGTTGAGTTTGATTTGCTGCTCCGGGGAATGGTTGTTTCACCGACACTAATTCATCCCCATCACCATCATCAAAGGATGCCAACCTCTTCTGAAACTGATCAGGGTCATATTTCAGTACATTAGGGAAATAAAACTGCTGCGCCCCATACGCATCATAAACAGCCATGGAATGGCCTTGCACAGTAACGAACTTGGCAATCTGTCCGTTATATACCGGATATCCAGCAGCGTTAATGATGATTGGTTGAGAAACAGGAACGTGAGAGCCGTCTTCATTCTCCACATAAACCTGAATCTGGTTTTCAGGATTTACCGGGTCCGTGTCAATTTTACCGATATAAATTTTGCCATTGGCTACGGCTTTAAAAGAACGCGCCATAGTGAAGAGTTGCGAAGGCATGCTTACCACAACATTTGCGGTGATATCTGACATTTCATTACTCCAGACGAATGATATGATGCAATCATGATGTAATTACATACCGAAATGGTACTATTGAGTATTTATCCAGTAGGTTACGATGCCATTCCACCCAACTGGTGAGGCATCAAGGATGTACAGCAAATACGACGAGGCGCAGTTTCACTTGAGACTTCCGCATGAACTCCACGCGAAAATTAAGCAGCGTGCGAAGATGAATAACAGGTCGCTGAACTCAGAGATAATTGCAGCGATTGAGGAATCATTAGATAAACAAAGCTCTGCATCAGTTTACATTGACGATGCAGAGCGTATGGCAAAACAACAATCTGATATGGTTAAGAAAATTGTCTTTGATACGCTCAAGAAGCTATATAAAAAAGACAGCAGATAACCATCCGTTACGGAGGATTTATGCACAGAGATATGCTGAATATTGCGTTCTACATATTTGGTTTTTGCACGTTCCTGGTGTTTGCGAAGCTATTCTGACAATGCATCAGACTTAGCCCCCTGCGTCATAGCGTTAATTGCCTTTTGTGCCTGCTGCATGGCTTTCTCAAACGCTGTTGATCCTCGTGGGGTGTTTGCCATTCGGAGCATTGCATTTCTGAATGGCTCGCTCTCATAGGCGCGAGTAAGAAGTCCGTAGCTTACTGCTGCGCCAGTTGTCGCCGGGTTCATTGCCGTCCCATACCCAATAATGAACGGGATAGTTTGCTGCCCTGTGGGTGTTGTTACTGCCGCTTTTGCAGCCTGCTGCGTGGATTGCAGGTAGTTTTTTAATCCCTTCAGATAAGCAGCGTCCTGCCCCTTAAATGTGATGCCAGTCTGGTTTTGCAGGATGTTAAGCTGCCGAAGGAACTGGTCAGGGGATCCGCCAGATTTCTCCATCGCCTTTCCAATGATGCCATTGCGCATTTGCGCCCTGCCAACACGACCAACTGAGTTATACAGCGTCTTAATTTCAGATTTGTTCTTGCTGAATAGCATGTTGTTGACAACTTCCGGCGTCAGATCGCCTTTCATGAGAACATTCTTCAGCCTGGTATTCTTTAGTTTCGCTGCTTCGTCAGCGTAGACGGCATTGGCCTGCTGATATTTACGGAGAGTATCGTTGCCAAGATTCTGACCAATGGCACCATTGATATCGTCGGTCATTGCCTTGTAAACGCGCTGAATGGCGGCATCTGAACGGTTTGGTAGCACTGGTCTCTCACCCTTCACGTCCATTCTGAACTGGCTGCGTAGATCGCTTAATTGCTTCAAATCCAGATTTACCGGACCATCAGGACCAGCATTGCGAATAAGCTCATCACGATAGGATTGAAGTTTTGAAATCGTCTCGTTATCAGCGACCTTACCAAGCTTCTGCAGGTTAGATATCTCAGTATCTATCTGCTGAATTGCTCTGGCAGGTTGAATGTTGATTCCTGCCATTGCATTCTGTACCTGCTCAAGACGGTTCCCAGCAGCACGACGAATTCCTGATGTTTTCGCTTTAAGGCTGTCAATAACAACCGCTGGATCATACTCCCCGAATTTATTGGCAAATCTCTGCACCAACTGGCTTCTCGCTTCCTGTTGCGTTGCTCTCATTCCGCTTGTGCCAGCCAGAGGGATATTTTCTGCTGTAGTCTGCGCCATTTTTCCGACGCGGGAAGTAGGTTGTAACAGGTCCGTGGTGTGCAGAGGAACTCCTTCACGCTCTGCAAATCTGATAGCCTGCTGCGCTTCTGGCGCAATAGCACCGCGAACGCCACGATAAGCAGCACCTAATCCACGTCCAGCAGCGTTAATAGCACCGCCAGCCAGCACACCAACGCCTAAATCGGTGGCGAGGGCTTCCGCATCATCTTTCGCACTATTTGCAGCAAGTGATCCAACTGCGTTTTCTGCGAGAAGTCGTGTTGCCCCCTGAGCAATTCGACCAGCAAGTGTTGGTGCCTGTGCCGCCGCTCTCTCAACGCCAGCAGGAGTGAGGTAAGGCAATGCTTCAGCAAATACCCTTCCCTCTGTCGTTTGTGGAGTCAGCGCGCCTTGCTGAAGGCCAAAGTCCTGCTCTAATCCCTGCGTTGTTACTCGTGGCGCTGGTTGATATGTACCATCGCCAATGCCGAGTTTACCGCCAGCCCAAGCCGCCGCGCTTGTTACAGCATCTGCAACTGATGCAGGTATGTTTGCCACGTTCACGCCAGCCTGCACCAGTCCGCGACCAGTCTCTTTCACTGCTTCACCAAGATCAGACATAAATCCACTTTGCTGTGGTTGTTGCTGTGCTACTGGTTGCTGTGTATCCACTGGCTGCACAGATGGCAATGGATAGGCAGCATAGAAAGCTTGCTTAGCCTGCTCTGCATTTTCTCCGGCTTGCGGGGCCACGACTTCATTGAAGTATTGCTCCTGAGCCTGCGCTTTTTGTTCTGGTGCTAACGCCTGATACTGTGGAGAGGCGATAACATCTTTCCATGCTTTAGCCATTAATCACCCCATAGTGAAGAAAAGTTACTGCTGGCTGCTGGCTGTGATACCTGTGCAGGTTGAGATTGCTGCCGCTGAGATTTACCAACATTAACGTTATATTGTTGGTTGTAATTGTTGGTGTATTCCTGAATCTCACGAATCGACTGCTGCATAGCCTCCGGGCTTGAATAGTCAACCTGCGGCATCCCCTGAAAATACATCTTCGCTTCTGCAACGGTGTTAATACCACTGGCCCCCATGTCCCTTGCTGCCGCCACACCCTGATTCTGCATTCTGCCCTGAATACGTTGTGCTGAGTTATATAACTGGCGCTGCTCTTTTCCTGTTAATCGGCTGCGAACATCAGCACCAATTGCCGGGTTACCTGCGCCGCCGGTCATTCCTGTCATGAAATCGAGAGCAGAAGCGTCTGCATTTGCGATCGCGTCGATATCCTTCTTCATGGCATAGTTTTGTGCTGATGCAGACGATGTTGCAGGCGCTGCGATTGAACTGGCAGGAACGCGAACCATATTCCCCTCGTTGTCGATGCCTTCGTAGAACGCATTTGCCCCAGCGCCGTGAAGTTTCCCGCCAACCGTTACAGTTCTGCCATCTGATAACTGAACTGTACGCTCATCATTCCCAGCGGTTCCTCTTGTTGACGCTCGCTGCATTGCCAAATCCTGCCCGCGTCGCGCAGTAGAAGCAGATAAATCCTGACCGCGCATCGTGATGTTCTGACCTCGTGCTGTTAGCGCCTCGCCAGCCTGATTGCTGCGGATTGTCTCTGCAAGTTTTCCGCGATCAATCTCACGCCCAACGATTCTGTCTTGCGCCTGAAAATATTGTTCTGGACCAAGTGCAGCCATTCCAAGGTGATCAACAAACTCTGTGAAACCTTGTGGATTTTGCTGATACATTTTCGCCACATCCAGAGGGTCTACTCCGGCACGAGTAAGCTCAGATGAGTTGTTCTGCAACCATGACATCATGGCTTCTGGAGATGAAGCTGCCAGTCTGGCACTTGCTGCCAGTGTGCCGACAGTGGAACGCTGGTCTTCATCGACAAATTTCATGCCGTTTCTTACAGCGTCAAACTGCTCAGGATACTGTGATGCCAGTTTTCGCATTGCATCGCGGTCACCAGATGTATATGCATCAGCATAAGCCTGCTGAAACTCTTGCTGTCGCTTCTGCTGATCCATCTGCTTATACATATCCATGACAGATGAAATGCCCTGCAAAGCCTGCAAGCCAACGTTATTACGTCCTGAACGCTCCATCTCGTTATTCTGTCGAATGTATGCAAGCGTGGCGTCTGCATCACTTGCTCTTGGAGCGTTGGAGTTCATGCCGCCTAACCCGGCAAGAAGCGCGCCTGAATTACCAGCCTGTTGCCATGTAGCCAAGAGACACCTCCATTAAAAAAGTGAACCAAGAAGACCGACGCCAGCACCAATTGCTGTACCCCAACCAGGCATGATTGCAGTACCTGCAGCTGCACCTGCTGCCGCTCCACCCAGGGCGCTCTGAAATCCTGATGGTTTATTCGCATTAGCCGCAGATGCTGCCGCCTGCTGTTGATACAACTGGCTGACGTTGTTGGCGTAGTTTTGTCCAGCGTTTGCCTGACCTGTAAGAGCACCAAGGCCGATATTTGCCAGATTGTTGTAGTTGTTCATCTGACCTGACAGCCAGTTTTGACCGAGTGTAGGTGCGATTGATGCTAACTGGTTTCCTGTTGCTGTAGAGCCTAATCCACCCGTTGCCTCTGCTGCTGCCAGACTCTGGTAACGCGCCTGACCAGCAAGGTCTTTGTACTGCTGGGAGTTGTAATACTGGTTAAGCGCCTGACCTTGCCCCTGAAGAGAGGAAAGATTCTGCAACTCTGATACGTACTGTTGAGCGAGTGGCGTGAACGGTGCAAGGTTTTGCATGTTCGTTTGCCACATTTCACGCTGCAATTCGATACCCTTTTCAGTTGCGCGTGCCTGGGCTTTTGAACCGCCATCACTGCCGCCTTTGCAGTAAACAGCTTTGCTGAGGTGCTTATTGGCAATCTGGAAAATTAACATTCTTTAGCTCCTCGTATTTTGAGCGCGGTAACTGATAAATCGTGATGCCTACAGGCTTTCCATTGCTGGTATAAGCATCATCAAGGTGACCAACACGGGTAGCGCCAAGCAAACGGATAATTGCCCGTCCGTATTTGGTGATGTCAGGAACCATGGTGATGCTGTTAAGGAATGGTGAGTTTTCGAGAAGCCATTTGCAGAATAATCGATGCCCTTGCAGTGCATATTCGCCTCGGAATCCGGGGTCGTACACAGCATGGCATTCAACAACGCTATGCCAGAAGTTACGCACTTCATGAACCCCAGCCAGCACTAATCCTTCGTAGATGCCGAGATATACCGCATCAGGCTTGATGTAGTATTTATCTCCACTGTCTACGATATTTCCCGTGTTTGCCGGGTTGTTGAGGAATTCTGCAAGCTTCACCGGATTATCGATGAGCTTTATTTCCATCACTGCTCCGCAATGATTTTGATGGTTGTGGCAGTAAACGCCGCACCATTCGACTGAATGGTTAACGTACTGCCATTTGTGGCAAGAAAGCCGTCTTTATCCACGCTGAAGAACGTAGCTAACAGGATGTTATCGGTCGTTGTCGCCGAGTTGCGGCTGCTTACCAGTGTGTCAGGAACAGAGCCGGAAAAGGTTAGCTGCATTGACCTGTTGGCTGTTCCGCTGGGCCACGTCCCGACGATCGCCAGCTTGAAGAACAAGGTTTTGTTCTCGTTGAACACAACCATCTTGTTGTTAACGGTGTCGAAGAATGGTGCCAACGTGCCGGATGACGGCGTGAGCGTTTTCAGTAGGCTAACAAGGTTGGTCGGCGCTGTTGGAATGGTTACTGATACTCCTGAGTAAACAACCTCTGATTTCTTGCGCGTGGTGGCATACTCAAGCGCAGATATTCTTGTTGAGTGATCACCAACTGTGCTTTGTAGCGTCGAAATACTTCCCTCTGCCGCTGTGAGCCTGGTATCAAGTGCGTCGATATCAGTTGTATTCTGAGTTATGCGCGCATCATGGTTTGCTAACTCAGATTCATTGGCAGCAATTCGCGTCTCGTGATCAGCCAGCTCTGTTTCAGCAGCCGTAATCCTTGTTTCATGATCTGCAAGAGTGCTTTCCGCTGCTGCAATTCTATTTTCATGATTGATGAGAGTTGCTTCAGCAGCTTCAATTCTGGATTCATGGTCTGCAAGGGTGACATCCTGCTCATCATTCTTCACCTGTGCATCATAAGCCCCCTTCCCTGCTTCGTTGGCCTTGTTAGCCACGTTACCAACATCAGTGCCCTGTGCGATAACGTAAAGCAGATACGACTGCGAGAAGATATTGCGTGGAAGGACTGATGTGTCGAGTCGTGTAGTCTGAATGATTACCGGCTCATTGAGATTCGAATCAGCCATTACTCAATCCTTATCTGGCAGCCAGACAGAGTGACAGGTGACTTCGTGATAACGCGCAATTTGAAGCCGACATTTTTCCTGATTCGCCCGACACGCTTCCACAAAACGCGTTTGTCGTAAACGAACGGTTCATTCTGCTCAATCATCTGCTCACGCCCGTAATTGATGCCGTCAGTAGTTGCAGAGAGGAACAGGCGGTCAGCATACTGCGCAACGCCAGTTGAAGATTCAACTTCAAGGTCGAAAACTCTGGCGTTATCCGCTTTGAACAACGGAGTAAACAGCAGGTGTTCCTGTTGCTTGTCGTACTGGCTGCTGATATCGAATTGCAATTTCCCGGTCACGGACTCCAGCTTATCGCCGCACGTTATCTGATTGCCTTCGTAAATGAAGTCGATAGCGCGGTACACATCGTCATACAGGCCTGTTTTCAGCACACACCATTGCGGACCATTGGCACTTGAAGATGCGTCGTACACGAGGACGTGACGCGGAAGATGGATAATCAGCAACTCATGCGCATCAAACCGCAACGATTCCATCACGCCATCAGCCAGTTCATCAGCAGTGTAGGAGCGTAGTATTTTCTCAATGCTCGCGCTGGCGATTGGTGATACCTGACCGGAGCCGATGATATACACAGACGGCGCACCTGTTGCCGGATTGCTGATAAACGCATAGGAATCAGCAAACGGCGTTTTGCAGTAAGTTCCGGCGATGCCTTTTTGCACCATCAGCGATGGCTGTGCGACATACAAAGCAGCACCAACGGTGGTTGCACCAGTCAGGGAAAAATACTCAATCGTCGATGAACCAAAACAGACGATGAAGTCTCGCCATGTTCCGATGCCGATGATGCCGTCAGGCTGAGACTCAGCACGATATTGTGCGCTGTAACGGTCAGGATGTGATTCGTCTTCAAGGTCAGTGATGAACCATGAATCAGTACCATCTTTTGACCACGCATAACGCCCACGTAAGCGAGTAATGTCGCGAACTGAACCTAACTCATACTGCGTGAATCCACTGTCTGTAGGCCAGTTTGAGACGGTTTTAACCGTGCCATCATAACGATACTCGACCAGTTGACCATTAACGCCTACAGCCTGTGATGTTCGACCATGCGCCATTGATACGCGACCACTTCCGGCGACGTCACCGACTTCACTTTCTCCTTTGTAGAGCTTCCCACCACACACACGATAAACAGCATTCTGCGCCATGTTGTACTCGACGCCGCGCGATACACCGTTCACATCAGAGCGTTTGGCAATGCCCGGGAATGAGCGAAGATATCCGCTGCTGTTCAGGATTTCTTTGGGTGTAGCCAGCATATTCACTGGCAGATAGTCGATATAGTCGGCATTTCGGAAGTCTTTGCCGACACCTTTCATGAGCGGAAGTTGCTGAATCGGCATTTATTCACCTCACGTACTCGGATCATCTTTCTCGATGTAAAACCGATTCCACGTAAACGCGCTTTTGTTACCACTACCGCGAGGCATGTCATTTCGCCGCTCAAGTGGTGGTATTTTGGTTAAAGCGATGCAGATTGTCTGATATGCACTGTCAGCAGCGGCAAGGAGAGCGTCTGACGGCTGAATGACGTTATCCATGCACACTTGCACAGCGAGCTTCAAAGCGACGCCATCATTTGCCCATGCAGGGATACCTGAATCATCGTCAGGTAACGGCATGATGCCGTTTTCTGTATCCGCAAACTGATATCCAAGCTCGATACCTTTCGCCTGCCATGCTGCCATCATGTCTTCGAGGTCATTAATGGCATCTTCAATTGCCTGAGGGTCGGCATCTGTCAACGTGGCATTGGAATACAGCCCGGCTTTTCGTAAAGCCTTAAGAACGAGATCACCCTTCGTTTTCGCCATCTTCTTCCGCCTTAGCCACTTTTTGCTTCGTTGCGGTTTCTTCAGGAGTTTTTACCCAGCCTTTTTTCAGGTGAGATTTAACTTCTTCGTCATCAACAATGATGTAATCGACAGCAAACTGACCACAGGTGATCATGTTGCCCGGCTTATAGAGCATTGTTCGTGCCATTGTCTTCTCCCAATAAAAATGGGGCCGAAGCCCCACCAAAATTACTGCCCGGCAATAACGATGCCCGTATATTCAGGAACAAGTACAGAGCAACCGTACAGGGTGGTGAAACGCGCAGTGGTTACACCTTTGATGTGGTCGAAGGCGTAAGACATGATCAGCGTAGCGCCCTGCTCGGTGGTTGCTGTCATTACTTGTGGACCCTGACCAGTTGGGAACGCCAGCTTGCCGTACATCAGTTCAACAGAACCATCAGCCCAGAACAGGTTAGCCGGTGCGGCATTTTTGTTGAGAATGGTGATTGCTGCGCTACTTGCCGCATTAGCATCAACGTTTGCATATGGTCGGCTGGCGACATCCGCGTTGTCAGGCGGCAGAATTTTCGGGGAGATAGTTACTGTCGTTCCGCTTACTGCCAGAACGCGGAATACCTGCGGCTGCCCGGTGGTATCTTTGGTGATCTGGTGTACAGAATTCACCCCTGCGATGGTAAACGCATCGCCAACCTGCAAACCTTCAGCAGATACCGTAATGGTCCCCTGCCGGTTATCCACTGGCATATCGTTAGCATCTTTCGCTTCAACCTTGTGCGCAGGTGCTGCTGCCAGCGTAATGGAAGTTGCTGTACCCTTCGGAACACGACCAGAAATATCGGTCTTGTAGCTATCGAAGGACGCAACCGGAGGGATTTGCGCTTTTTCGTATGCTGTCAGGGTTGCGCCCTGAGCATAGGCACGGTGACCAAGCTCGCCAGCAAGGTCTTTGTAGTTGAAGGGGTTCCAGAAAGAGCGACGGTTGATACCCTGAGGTACACCAATCGCCGTCATGGTGGCATCAATACCTGCCGCACAGTTCCACAAATCACGGCCCTGTGAACCTGTGGTTGAGTCAGCCATCGTGATCACGTTAGTAGCACGCTGCGTAACCATGGAAATCAGGTCAGAGTCAATCTGTGCAGCAAGGCGCATACCTGCGGCGCGACCAGCTTCAGTTTTATGTTCCGGGTCACGCATTTCACGCGCATCCAGAGTGTACAGAATGTTTTTCGGCTCCTTGAACACAGAAGGAACAAGGCGCTGAACCAGTGCTGTTGGCGTTTTGCCGCTGAGGTCTAGGCCTTCCTCAATGTTCATGTGGTAATGCTGCGGACGATACAGAACATCACCTGCTCGCTGCATTGCTGTATCACCAGGACGGAATTTTTTAGCGTTACGGGAAACTACACAGGCGGCCTCAAAGCCTTCAACGTAGTTTTCGAACATGATTTCAAGGTCTTTTGCTAATTGGTTAGCCATGCTTAATGCTCCGATAGGTTATTTTTTTGCCTTTTTAGCGGCGAAATACGGCGTCCAGTCACCAGTTTCCAGCGCCTTGGCTTTCAGTTTGTCGAGGTTATTGATTACTGCGCCGCTGCTCCCCTTAACTGTCGGGGTTGTGGCTGCCGTGTTTTTTGCTTTTGGCATGATTTTGGCCTTCGATTCGATACGTTCCAGCAGACGACCAATTGCTACGGGGTTGGTAGCTTCTGCCAGTTGCTTGCGCAGTTCAGCGTTGCGACCGAGTGCCAGAACAACGATTTCCGGCTTCTCTGACTCAAACAGGATCGCGTTTTGTGTCTCGATGGGGATTTCCTCGAGTACGGCCTGTTCTGCTTCCTGATAGCCAGGAACCTTGAGAGCCTTAACACGTTGCTGATATTTGGATAATCGCTCTTGATAAGCAGCCTGAAGCTCCTGCTCCTTCTGCTTGCGAGCCATCTCCTGTTGCTGGTACTTTCCGTTATCCTCTGCCCACTTAGCCATGCGTTGCTGGTAGATTTCTTCATCGAAACCGATGTCCTCATCGTCCAGTTTTGGCATTCGCGGTGGTTGAGTGATTACCGACTGCTGCTCGACGGGTTTCTGAGACTGACGCATCAGTTCTTTCAGTTCGCGGTCTTTCTCTTTAATCGTCTTGCGCAGGTGTTTTACCAGTCCATGCTCTGCGCTATCTTCGCTGGTTGGCGAATCCAGCTTTTCGTCACCAAAGTAGAATTCCTGTTCTGATTCGTCGTCATCAGTTTCAGTAGCTTCCTCTGCATCATTGCCGGAGGACTCACTGCCATCTTCTGTTTCAACTTCTTCAGCCAGTTCGACATCATCAGGAATCTGCTCTGACGCGTCGTTTTCGATTTCAACTTCTGGTGTGTTTTCTGCCATCTGGTCCATTTGTTACCCCTGTTTACTCGATGTTCAGCCCATCGGAAGGCAATAGGGTGCCAGGCCTCATAAAGACAGCCATTGCACGTTATGGGTTAATTACTGCTGTGGTTGTTGCTGAGTTGATTTTTGCAGGATGCTGCTGATGTCCATGCGCTGCGCATGGCCCTGTGCCTGACTTTTCAGGACAAGCTCTGCATCAGCACGGGCATTGTCTCCTTGCTGTTGCTGGAACTGTCCGAGCAGTTTCAGAGCCTCGCGGATATCAGATTTCTGCTGGCTATCGGCAGATGCGAGGATTTTCACAACATTTGCCGCTGCAACCTGAGCATCAGTCTGTGCCTGGAATGCTTTAACCTGAATGGCTGCCTGTTCGTTCTGCGCTTTCTGCAATTCAGCCTGACCAGCAAGAAGCTGACCTTGCGCAGCAACCATAGCCGGATCTGGCTGACTGGCCTGTTGTTGTTTCGCCTGCTCAACCATCTGCTGTTCTTCTGGGGTTCTCGGCTTGATAACTCCAGACAGAAGCAACTGATTGCGGTTGTATTCTTTAAGGTCGTCCATCCCTTCGCCGTCCATATTGTCGAGAATCATCGACGATACAAGGTCGTGCTTCGGCGTTCCTGGTGGGATAAGTGCCAGCATGGAAAGTAACGACTTAACCGTTGCATCACGGCGAGTAGCGAACGACTGACCAACATCGACAGTCACTTCATAGTTGCCCTGCGAAAGGTCATTAAGCGCGATAACCTGCCCTGTCTGACGGTCAACAACTTCACCAGTCATCAGCGCCACATCATCGCTGCCGTCCTCATTAACGATACGCATCGGCGTATCACTGCCATAGACCTCACGCGCCATAGAAAGCCACACGACGCCAGCGCGGCGCATGGATTTAGCCATGTTGTCCATGTAGATATAGGACTGCGTATCCATCCGGTTAAAGATGCTATCAACGGTATCGGTAGCAACGTTGCTCGGCATGTTCTCAAGCTGCGAAGCCCCGGTAATTTGCTGAATAGCCGTTCCGGTGTACTGCAATAACCCGGCAAGAGCAGGAGGCATTTGTGTCGGAGGTGTATAACTACTTACCTGAGCCTGCGCAGTAATATCTCCGTTTTTGTTTTTCAGACTGACCATCGGCAGGAACGCCGGGCGCTTTTTGTTGCGCTCCGCCCAATGAGTGGCGAGAGGACCAGGAATCATGTCAACATCAACTACAGGAATGCCATCACCGCCAGCCTGAGTAGCGTTATCTGCAATCATGGAAACCATCAGGTTCTCAAGACGCTGTGCATCCATCGCTTTTGCTGCGTGGCCTTCGATTCGCTCCTGATTATCAACAAATGAGCGACGCCCATATACCGGGATGAGTGGAATATGTTCGCCCGGAATACGCTTCGGTTCTTCCAGCCATTCAGCGCCAGACAGAAGACCGCAATAAACGCGGCGTTTCTTCACTGTCCGCTCACCGATCAGTTCGAATGAACCATCGGTTAGCTCGTCGACAATATCTTTGATTTGATCTTCATCATAGATTGCCGTTTCTCCGCTAACAGGGTTGCGCCATGCTGAGAGCTTCACCTTCTCTATGCGAACTTCGTAGTAGCGACCAACATAGATAGCATCAGGAGTTGACCAGTCATATTGAGTGCCAGTGTCATCACGAGAAAGGCCTGCCGCGATGGAATCAGGGTATTCAGCCTCGAACGCTTTAGGTGTCATGGAGAACATTTCCAAAGCCCACATAGCATCAGAGCGGTCATATTGCTTGCTGTCCTGATCGAAGAAGACGCATGTCGCTGGGTCGTAAACCGGGATAAGGCTTATACGGCGCTGTTCGTTACTCGGATCCATTTCATCTTCGTAATCGGCACACATGCGGAAACAACCGAATCCGCCAGTTACGGCATCATCAAATGCGTTATCACACGCTTCGCCACCGGATGTTTCCTGATAGTCAGCGCGGAATTTGCCGTTCATCTTTTCGGCTAACGCTTCCGATGCCTTGTCATCCTTCGGCCTGAATTTAACGCTGATGCGATTCTGTCGATACTCGCCAATGATGCGATCACATTCACGGGCAATCTTATTCAGCTCAAAGCGCGGGTAATGCTCAAACCTGCCTTCATCAAATGAGTAACCAGCGTTTGTGCTGCCTTCCCACTGTGCGCCGGACACCCGGACGAAACGTTGAGCTTCAATAATCTGCTCACGCATATCCTGCGTTGCTGACCAGGCATTATCAAAGTTGCACAGCACCTTGCGATGCCAGTCAGTCATCTTTTTTTCTGCCATATCAACCTACACCACAAGGAATTGAGTAACTGGAATAGTCGGGTTGCGCAGCCGACTCCGGGCAATGCATACACATCATCAACGCATCAGCCAGGTTAGGAGATGGAATACCGAGCTTCTGCTTCATTTCGACCTTAGTCATAAGCTCCAGCTTCCCGTTGTTATTGAATTTGCGCTGAATCTGCGTCAGTTCTGCAAACAGCTTCTCCAGCATCTTCTCGCCTATCGCTTCTTTGTCGAAACTCAGCATGTCGTCGGGGTCTGCATACTCACCGTAGACAACCGCCCGATATGTCAGATACAGCCTGTCAGCCAGCGCGTAATAGAATTGCGCTCGCTTATTGCGGAACACATCACCAATAGTGCGAACGTTGTCTCCCTGTACGACTTCATCAGCCCATGCTCCGGCCTGATATGGTGCATCTTCATCAAATGGCGATTCGCTGCCCTTGAACATCGTGGCGGTTATTTTCTTGCCGGAGAACGCTTCCGTTGTCTGTCTGCGTAGCCCGGCACCAACACCATCACCATCCCACAGGTAGTGGTCAGCGCCGTCTTCAATCGCCAGAGAAGTAGCCCAGTCAGCGCCCTCGTTGATGTCCATCAGCAGACCTTCGGCAATGCGCTTAACTACCGAACCGTGACGCGATGCATAACCTTTAGCATCCGGCCCTGTATCTGATGGGTCATGTGCAGAGACAACAGCGCCTTTCGCTTTCCATCCGAGTTTCTTGTGCGCATCGGTTGCGGCTTCAAGCCATTCACGTTTGATGATTGCCATATCACTTGCGCTTACTGGCTCACCAAGCCAGATGTGACGATACAGTGTCGGATTTCTGCGTTTACACTCTTCCATCTCCAGACGGAGAACTTCAGGAAAGTGCGGGTTGTCGGTGTAGTTCACCGTCAGCAGACAAATATCATCAGGAGGATTTACGACGAATCGCTGATAGGTATCGTCGAGGATGTTCTTCGGGTTGAAGCTCACCCATATTTCGGAAAATGGCTTACGGATGGTTGGTATCAGGATATCCCATGATTCCTTTGTTACCGCTTCCGCTTCTTCCACCCAGCAGATATCAATGCCTTCGAGCGATTTAATCTTCGTCGGGTTGTTTTTGATGCCGTAGAACATGAACTCAGCATTCGTTCCGAGATGACGAATCATTGAACGCTGAATTTCAAACTCAGCCGAATACCCTTCACGCTCGATGGTATCTTCAAGCAACCGGATTACCGAATCGCTGATACTGTTTTGCAGTTCACGAGCGCAGAGAATACGCACAGGTTGCCGACGCGCCGCCTCAATAAGCAGCCTCGCAATTGCCCATGACTTACCGCTACCTCGACCGCCTTTGGCGACTTTGTAGCGATGCGCCTCAATGAACGGTTCAAAGATAGGATTAATCGAGGTCATTTTCCGAACAGAGTGCTCATCGGTGATGTTTCAATCTGGATTGCGCCGCCGTCTTTGCCTGTTAGCTCGTGATCAACCTTGTCGCGCCATTTATCCTTCTGTCTGTTCTTAAGCCAGAAGATGGCGGCGGTTGTATCAGGCGGGTAATACTTCTCAAGCGGAGTTTCGACAATTCTGTTTTCAATAACACGAATATCGATGTCTGGAGCCACGAAGCCCATAGCGCGTTGATAAAGACGATCACTAACTTCTGCATCAGCGACGGCCTTACCCTTTTTTATGGACTCCGAAAACTCAGGATAATCAAGCTTCCACTTGTTAATAGTTGACTCACTGACTTCGAAGAAATCAGCAAGCTCTGCATCGGTGTAGCCCAGCAAGCACAGTTTGCGTGCCTGTTCGGCGTACGCCTCTTGATACTTTGTTGGGCGCGCCATGTTTATGCTCCGGTAGTGAACAGGTCTAACGCTTCCTTCGATTTACGCACCGCTTCGATAGTGCGGGTCGTGATATCTGAATTAGCGCCGCCTGACTGGAAGTGAATTTTGAATAGCTCAAGCTTCAGCTCGTCAGTGCCAATGAACTGAAATGCTTCTTCTGCGGCTGCGTTCTGGTTCATGACCAGTTTGTAAATCTCTAACTGGAATTTCTGTTCTTCAGTCATGGGAATAATCTCTGCCATTATTGGCTCCGTTTATCCGTTAAAAGGGATATCAGTTAAGTTATCCCGTGCAGGGTATAAGCCATTGTCGAGACCACTCATTGAATGGTCTCTGCAATAACCGATATCTTTCCATCAGTCCGCCACCACAAAGAATCTTTTTTGCCATAAGGCTGGAGGTTCATCTTTCAGTGGCTGCCAGTGTTATTTCCCCACTTTCTGGCTTGGGTTGTTTCGTGGTACTGCCGTAATGCAAAAACTGGATTAACCTGCGAAATCACACCATTCCGGGCAAATACATTTGCACTTCATTTGCCGCTCTCTCACGTGCAACATGAAGCAATCTTTTTCGCCCACCAACGCCCCACTTAGCCATTTGGCTTGCGCACTGGCTTATCGCTTTGGTTTCAGTATTGATGATGTGATCGATTCTATTCAGACGGGACATTGCGCCAACGCCGAGACGGACAACCGTTTTGAAAACTTCATAAACTTCGATTTCAAATTCCGGCTTAATCCATGCTGCATATCTGATTGCCAGAAGTTCAACACCCCACACACCTGGTTCTGCACCACCTTTGATTATTTTAAGTGGCTGAATTTGTTCCAAAGTGCTTTTTTGCACTTTGGCCTCCAGTGCTTTTATGAAGCGTTTTATCTGCGCGCTACGCAAAAACTGGCTTGGGCGCTGTTGCTCTGTAGCCTCTCCATTTGCAACTGCTGCTGCATGGAGATCGTTTAAGTTGTAGCGTCCATCCTCATCAACACGAACGGACACACCATTGACAATAACTGTTGGGTACTTCATCAGTAATTACCTTTTAGTGATGAACCTTGTCACACAGGATTCCGGCCCACAGAAAGGTACCGATCACCAAACCGGCATCCTCAAGGGTCATCCTGAAAGGTTCTGTGTTCATAAGTCGCGCGTGTGAAGCGCGTTTACTGCGGACATAAAAAAGCCCCGCATCGCGAGGCTCATTAAATGGACTTTGTGATTTGCAAAAAAATTATTTCAGGCACTGAGTCCTGATGTACTCCTGCAGGTAGTTAACCTGCGCGGTTATCCTGTCGATTCCACTTCTGAGACGGTAATAATTGAGTTCAGCATCTGCTGTAAGTCTTGGGCTTTCTCCATCGCCCATGCCGCTGGCTCCGGTCGTTGACTTTGCACAGGTGGCGGCGACTTGCAGGCGCTTACGACCAGCAGAAACATCAGCACGGAGACTTTCGATAGTCGCGTTAGCATCAGCAAGCTCCTTTGTGTATCTGGCGTCGAGTTCTGCTACATCACGTTGACGCTTCTGCATGTCAGCGATGATGGATGCGGCCTTATCGCGCTGCTCTTTGTAGGCGATGGCGTTATTACGGTAATGATTAACAGCCCATGACAGGCAGACGATGATGCAAATAACCAGAGCGGAGATAATCGCGGTTAACCTGCTCATTGCTGCCCCCACAAACAGACTTCACGCTCAATATCGCGACGGGTCATCAGCCCTTTCCATTGCTTACCGCCAGCGTATGTCCAGCGACGCAGCTGGTCACATGCGCCCTTGATATCGCCCTGGTTGATTTTGCGAAGAAGCGTCGATGTTCTGAAATTGCCAGCCCCCACGTTGTAGACGAACGAGTAAAGAGCGCCGCGCGTTGTTTCCGGTATATCGACTTTGATGTACGGGTTAATTTGTCTGGCGACCGTGGCAAGGTCTTTATTCAGGAGAGCTTTGCATTCTGCTTCGGTATACGTTTTACCGAGCATGATGTCTTTTCCGGTGTGTCCGTGACATACAGTCCATACACCAACAATATCTTTGTATGGTATGTAGCTGACACCTTCCAGACCATCGTTACCACTTGGTCCAGTGATTAACACAGATGCTATAGCAATAGCCCCGCCACTTATCGCCGCTATTACGCTATTTCGTAGTGCCGGTGACATTGCCATTCAATCTGTCCTCGCGCTCTTTGCGCTTGTAGTACCAGTTGATGCCAAATGTGCCGACAGTACAAAGAATACCAATGATGACAGCCCAGTCATTCAGGGAGAGAATGCCACCCATCGCAGTCAGTCCTCCGAAGCTGTAACTGAACCATTCTCTGATTTTGTCCATACGGTACATGCTCTACCCCTTCATTGAGGGGATTTGCTCTATTTAATTAGGAATAAGGTCGATTACTGATAGAACAAATCCAGGCTACTGTGTTTAGTAATCAGATTTGTTCGTGACCGATATGCACGGGCAAAACGGCAGGAGGTTGTTAGCGCAACCTCTTGCTACCCGCTTTCACGAAGGTCATGTGTAGAAGGCCGCAGCGTAACTATCACCGATGAATTCATGATAGCCAGTGGCTACGGCTCAGTTTGGATTGTGGCGACCGGTGCTGATCTCCGGTTTGCTGCAACTGCCTACAGCGGGCTACGTGGCCACACCGAATCCAGCGAAAGATTCTTGCCCTTACACATCAGCCTGTGCATTCACCACAACGATAAGAGCACTGCGCGGCACCTTTCACCAATTCCGCGAGGTCTGCGGGTTCAATGCTCTTACCTGTTGTGCAAATAAAAAAGCCACCGTTGCAACTTAAGAGTCACTAACGGCAGCTTACATCTTTAAACGGTATGATATTTCATTCTGGCGGCCTCAAAAGCCGCAGCGGCAAGTTCGGCAGTATCATGGTATCCAAGGTTAATACACTTTCCAGACGCATTAATTCTTGCTCTCCATTTCCCGTACTTAGCATCCCAAGACACGCCACGGTATCCAGATTTATTATTCTTCTGAATTTTCCTGTTCTGCATATTTTCGGAATGAGTGACAAGACGAAGATTTGATATCCGGTTATCTGTTCTTACCCTGTTGATGTGATCAATAAAACCATCGGGCATGGTGCCATAAACAATCAACCATGCCAGTCTGTGAGCAGGGTATGCTTTACCATTAATCATAATCATTAAATACCCATCAGAATTTATTGATGAGCATTTCTTGAAAGCAAAACGAGAGTTCCATGTCAAAGTGGTCCTCTCTCTTCCCCGCCTCCATCTCCAGTGAAAGTCGCCTGATGATGGATTGTAATCAACAACAGAAAGCACCATTTCTGGCGTTAATTTTATTTCTTTCATCGCTTTACCTTAGGGATAGAGCCTGTTCGCGTAGATATGACAGCCAAGAGCGGAGCGATGTTTCCACCACCATATCTCAGGCCCATATCACTAAGACTCTTGTTTTGATTGCACGCGAATGCAAAAAAGCCCACAGGAGGTGGGCTTGTGATGGTTGCTGAATGCAAAAGCAGCAGCATATGTGAATATTATGGCTAAATGGCTAATTGCATGTCAAGGCTTTTAACAGCAACATGCTTAACTTTCTCAACACGTTTACGCATTTTGAAAGCATTTTGCATTGGTTGGTACAAAACAAATAACGACGCTTTCAGGATGTCGTCAATTTCGTTTCTACAGGTTGCCAGTGAAGGTTTTCTCCATCCCTCGCCACCACGTCCACACATCTTGCGTGGCTTTGCAGTCGCGTGATAGTAGGATGCAATTGCTCGCTTAGATGAACCATGAGCGTAGTAGCTGAGGAGGATGCCAAAGGCTTTCTTGTCAATGTACATGACGGAATCGACGACCTGAGAAATCAACATTCCATCATCATCATTACACATTGGCCTTGTCATAACTCTTCCCGGCTCTACGCTCTCCATGAACTTCGCTATTACGCTGCTCATGCGCTTTTCCAGACGACCTGAATAAACCCATGCGCCCCACAGCTCAAGCCAGCCATTCAGCCAATCGTGCTGTTCTTTGGTGAGGTTTAGCTCTCTTATGCTCATCGTCTTCCCTTTTTTCCTGGCGTGACCATCAGGACGCCGTTAACTATTACATGACGCTCGCCTTTGCTGTCTCGGTTGTACTTGAGCACTGTTCCTCTTGCGCAGGAAAGCATCCTTGCCACTTCGGTCTGATTGCCTCGTGTCTGGATAAGAAGCTCTGGTATCGTTTGAATTGTGGCGTTCATACGTTCTCCAGTTCGGTGATTTTTATTCCAAGCCGTCCGCCTGGTACTTTCACACCACGAATTACGCGAATGTCATCGAATTGCTCGTCGTCTTCCGCAAATCCGGCGTGGATAAGAGAGTCGAGTAAACCTTTCAGGATGTTATCGAGGTCGCGGCGGCGGGAGTCTGGAACGTCTGCGATGACTTTGATGCGGAGCCGTGATTTGGTGAAAATATCTAACTTGAGTTGGTGGATGATTTGCTGAACGTCTTTTCGGTATTTCTGGCCTTTATCGCTGATGTAGTATTGGCTTCCCCGTCTTCGCCAGTAGGTATTCACCGACGGCGGGTATGGAAGCACAAACTGATATTCGTTCATGACTTAATCTTCCCCTCCTTCAGCAGTATCGCCTGCGTCCTGATCACGCCTTCGAGGTGGTAAAGTCTGGCGTCTTTGTTGTCGAGGTTATGGGTGCGTCGGTCGATTTCATCGTGACACGCGCTACAAGCCCATGCGCCGATCAGGTCGTCAGGCTTCATTCCCGTTCCGCAAATTCCAGCCATCCGGTAATATGCCAGAACTGTAGTTTCAGGATTACCATTGCATACGCCGTAAATACGTACCTGGCATTCTCTGCCGCGTGCTTCTTTGCGTAGGTTAGCCATTTACCTTCCCTCGCAATTGAAGAATTGACTGAAGGTCTTTTTTAATAAATATGCGAGTGCGAATTGAGCAGTAGTTTTCCTTCATTCTGGCGTAGTAATAGTCCTTTCGTTGCTTAAGCTTGTTGGCATCCGCTGTCATCCAGTCTTTTACAGCAAACTTAATTAACCAGCGGTGGCAGAGATACCATTTCATGTAATCACTCATCGTCTTCTTCCTCGTACATTGAGCTATTCGGATCGCTCATCAGTTCTGCGCAGCAGTGCTCACACACGTGAACTTCCAGCACATGCAGCTTCTGACCGCAGTTAGCGCACGTTAAAGCTCGCTCGACGCTTTCTTTCTGGTATTGAAGGGTTTGGGATGGGCTAAGCATGGCTTTCACCATTAAAAAGTCGCTTGTAAGCATCAATGTCTCGTTTTGCTTCACCGAGCTTTCGTCTTAATTCCATGTTTTCTGATTCAAGCTTTTCCATGTCTTGTTGGTATCGATCGCGGTGTTCTTTCCATGCTTTTTGATACGCCTTCATGTATGTCATGTTGGCCTTTCTCTTTGCCTGACGAACTGCGTGGTGGTTTTTAACAAACCAGTCAGGGTCGTTAAATGCTGCTCTGGCGCATGTATACCAATAATTTGTTGCCTCCCTGTTTAGCCAATAAATACTGATAAATGGCAACCGGATAGACACCATTTTTCGTTGTGACTCTTTCTCGCCAAACATGTGGCCTTTTTGGATGCTAAGGCCAAATCCAGGTTGAATTAAAAGCATTGTCATTTCCTCGCACGATGTCTTAGCCACCGGATATCCCACAGGTGAGCCGTGTAGTTGAAGGTTTTTACGTCAGATTCTTTTGGGATTGGCTTGCGTTTATTTCTGGAGCGTTTCGTTGGAAGGTATTTGCAGTTTTCACAGATGATGTCGGTGAAACTTCGTCGCTGTCGTCTCATTCGTACCTCCTGTCGGTAAATCTGACACCCTGACCAATAGCCCAGGCTGTTGTGTACTCGATCAGACTTGCCATGCGCTTCACGCTCATCTGCGCGCTGCTTTCGCGAATGTTGACGCATTCTCCTTCAAGGCCGGGCAAAACATCAGCTTCCTGTTTTGTTGCCACTGCATGACCGCTGATCAACAAAACCTTCCATTGTTCCGGTTTTAACCATTTGCCGCACCATTGAACCTGACGTGCGATATCCGCCAGCATCGCGTGAAATTTTGCGTTCTGGTCAAGGTTGCGCTTGTAGTCAGTAATGCGGATTGTGACTGGCTTGTCTTTATCGAGTGGTGTTGCGAGGATGGCATTTATTGCAGCTTGCTGTTGTTGCTTACTTCGGAGGAAGATTGTTTGCTTCATCGTTACTCCTTCACTTTGACTCCAGCAGCGCGAATCCGTCCTTCGCATTCACTAATTGCGTCGTTATAACCAAATGTGACCCCATCCTCGAAATCGGTAGAAAATGCCTCACGCTCTATTTTTCCAGGACACTCAATCTCGATAGCTGCTCGCGATGCCTGCCACGCTTGCCAATACATCTCAACCATATTGGCGTATATTTTATTTTTAGGATCACATCCGGTGTAATTTTCAAACCATTCTTCAAACTGCTTTCTTGATTCGTCCATCGATTCTTATCCTCAGTTCAACTCACAAAACGCCACGCCATTTTTGCTACAGCGACAGGCGCAACACCGATAATCACCCACAGGAAAATGCTACCGAAAAGCACACCCACCAGGTCTTTACCTTCGCCTACCAACCGGACAAAACTGCTGGCAACAACAATGAACGTCGCCACCATCCACATAGCACCGAGAATCCTCAATGCAGAGAAAATTAACTCAGCCACGATTTACCCTCCCCCAAATAAAAAGGCCTGCGATTACCAGCAGGCCTGTTACAAGCTCAGTGATGTAGATGGTCATTGCTTCATCTCCCTTTCCATTTCATCAATGTCAACGTCATCAGGAAGATGGGAACAATACGCTGCTATACCATGATGATTTATCTCATACCCTTTGAACGTTACCATCTGGTGCGTAATCTCAACTTCGTTCAGGAATCCGTCATCGCATAACTGCCTGGCTATTTTCGATTTGGTCTGGATTATTGGTAGTGCCTGTTCTTTCAAAGCGCATGATATTTGTGCATCCCATGCCTTTTCGAGAATGGCTAATTGTTTTTTATTCATCAGAATCCTCCTTTCTTCTTGGACTGCGGTTCCTCGCGTTCACGGCGGCGCATTTCAGCAGACTGTTGGTCTGTGTCATAAATAGCGCCATTTGCCTGAATGCAATACACCGTGCCGGTATTGCCATGACGATTGAGACGAAGGATTAGTTCAGTTTCACCAGGTGGAACACTGTCATCAAAAGCGCCTTCACGATGGATCCCGACCCAATAATCGCAATCCTGTTCAATCTGCCCTGTATCTCGTGAGTCACTTGGTAATGGGCGTTTATTGGTTCTGCTTTCCAGTGCGCGGTTAAGCTGCGTCAGAAGCACAACAACGCAATCAAGCTCTTTGGCAAGGTTCTTCAGTCCTTTGGTGATCATGCCGTAAGCAAGATCGTTGCGATCGGCCTTCTCAGCAGTCATTAGTGTCAGGTAATCGACCAGAATCATGCCAACACATCCTTTTTCTCGCTTGATTCGACGGCTTTCGCTGACGATTTGAGCCAGAGATAATCCCGGCGTGTCGTCGATGTAAAGCAGGTCGATTTCACTCAAGCGATTGGCTGTTTCGATCGCCCTGTTGAAGTCACCATCGTAATCACCCTGATAGCCGTCATCAGCGTCATTTGTCGCCGGAAGGTAAAAAATATTCGGGTTAACACCTGACTTCTGTCCCACCAGTTTTTCCAGTATCTGGTCACCTGGCATTTCAAGGCTGAACATCAGAGCGGGCTTTTTCTCATGCACTGCGCAGTTGATTGCCATCTGGCTGTATAGCGTCGTTTTCCCCATCTTAGGGCGAGCGCCAATGACAAACAGAGAGCCTTTCACCAGACCTTTCGGTGACAGCATCCTGTCCAGCGATGGGATCCCTGTGCTCATTCCTCGTTGTTCACCTGACGGGTCAAATCGCTTCTCAAGGTCGCTAACCCAGTCTTCCATGACCTCACCAAATGAGCGAAGGCCGCGACGCGATCCGGTTTTTGCATGGTCTGTCAGTTGCGTGAAAATAGCCTGAATAGCTTCGTACTTCTGCGTTGCAGTCATTCCGTTGCGGGAATAGAGCAATTCCATCGCTTCAGTCATGCGGTTGATGGCGTAGCGTTCCATTGCGGTTTCACGAACCTGCATTGCATAGGCAACGATGTTTGCTGCGCTTGGCGTGTTCTTTGCGATCTCAGCGATATAAGCAAAACCGCCAACAGACACCGTTAACGATTTGCGCTCCAGTTCATCGAAAAGCGTCAGGCCATCTACTGGCTTTTGCTCCCGGTGCATTCTGGTTATTTCTTCGAAAAGGATTTTGTGTGGTCGGCTGTAAAATGAATCGGGCTTCAGCATCGCCAGAACTTTCTGGACGCGCTCACTGCTGTCATCATCCAGAAGCAATCCACCAATCACCGCCTGCTCTGCCTCGATGCTATGGGGCGGCGCATAAAAATTATCGGTCATCGTGTTCACCCTCACGAACTTTCAGGTAGGTATTATCGTTAAGCAGAAAATCAAATCCCTTTTTGTGCCAGACAGTTCCGCGTTGATGGTTTGGACGCTCTTCGAACATCCATCGACAATTTTCGCCTACGTAGCTCAAATAATTTCTCCAGTCCTGCATCGTGAACCCATGCCCGTCAAGCTGGCGGGTTATCACTCCGGCTTTGCGCCAGAACGTTCGGATCTGGTTTTTACGCTTGTCATTCAGTGCGCGGATTCTTGGCGCTTCAGGAAGGATTTCGTGGTAAGCATCGACAACATCCTGACAGCTGACGGAAGGTTTTTTCTTGTCAGACTTTTTGTCTGCTGTGGCACTCTCTAATACGTCAGTATTAGAGATAATATTATTATATTCTTTATTTGTGGTAATTTGCTGGTAATCTGCTGGTACAGCATTGCTTACAGGCATTGGTATTGCTGGCTTTGAGGTGGTAATTTGCTGGTAATCTGCTGGTACAAAATTTGACTGATAATCGTCATATTTCTCTACCGAGAAAACTGAGAATTTACCGTGTGAAACCCAGTCAATCATGCCGAGTTTTTTGAACTTTCTAAGCAGGTACTGAACGCGATCTGGTTTGAGTCCTGTTTCAAACGCCAGAGAGTTTCTACCGCCAAGTAGCTTCCCTCTGCCTACCAGAATTTCTCCTGCGTCAGTCATTACATACTCAGGCGTATGCTTTGCTTTGAGGATTAAGTGAACCCACAGATGCGCAGCTTCTGCGTCCTTGTAAAACGGCACATCCATAATTTTACGGTGCAGCAAGGCATACCCCTTACCGCTGCTTTGATGCGGTTGTTGTAGCCTTCTGGCCTCTCTGGCTTCGGCTAGATTAGATATGTTACTCATGACCTTTCTCCTTCTGCATCAGCTTCACCTTTTCCAACTCAGCCCGGAATCGACCAGGCTGCTTGAAGCTGGACAGGAAGCGATCACGTAGTATGTGTTTGTGAATTTTGTCCTGGTAAGGACTGAGTTGTTTTGTCATAATGACTCCTGTGGATTGATCCAGTAATTCCCTCAGAATTGCATATCAATTTGCTTAAAATCCTCGGTGGCGGCCGGGGATTTTTTCTTTGTGATTTCATCAAGCGCATACTTAAAAGCCCTGCTAATCGGACTGATGTCTGATGCCATTCCGAAAGCACACAAGACCGAAGCAATAAATCTCCAGTCCGTTCTGCTTATCTTCGATTCATGACAGCCAATCATCTTTGCCAGACCGCGCTGGGTAAGCGTTGACAGGTTGATGAGTAAATCAGTTTCAGCGCGATCAATTTCTCGCTGTGTTGGCTTGCTGTAGCTTGCTTGTGTCATTTCTTACAATCTCCATAGGTAAATAATTTGGGTTTTTATCGTGCACCATTGACAGTCATCCTTGACCACGCCGGGCACCCGACCGTATACCGGGCCGTTCGGTACTAAAAGTACATTTTTATTACATAACAAACTGCTGTTTACCGATACGGCGAATCTGTGCTGCTGAGTACTTGCCGCCTGATGCCTTGGCGATCTTATCCGCATATTCGGTTTCACCAGTGAACTCGGTACGCGGCAGAGAACCACGCTCAAGCCACTTATAGATGGCTTTTGGCGTAAGTCCACAAACATCAGCCACAACAGAAACTCGAACTGATTTGATAACTTCTCCAAACGTAACTTCGTTCATGCTTCTCTCCTGTGGTGAACTTATGGTTCATATTATGACGGAACTGATAGTACAGTCAATACCTAATATAGTTGAACTTATGGTTCAACAGAAAGAGCGTGAAACTTTCTCGCAGAGGCTTGCGCTGGCCTGTGATAAAGCGGGATTACCTTTGCATGGTAGGCAGGCTGATTTAGCTGTCAGGCTTAAGGTCACACCAAAAGCCATTAGTAAATGGTTCAACGGGGAGTCAATACCAAGAAAAGACAAGATGGAATCTCTGGCTTCGGTGCTGGGAACTACTGCTGCATATCTGCATGGCTATGCTGATGATGACGGTATCACGGTAAATCATCTATCAAGATCAAATGATTATTATCGTGTTGATGTATTGGATGTTCAGGCGAGCGCCGGGCCAGGAACCATGGTTTCCAATGAATTTATAGAAAAGATAAGAGCAATTGAATATACGACCGAGCAGGCAAGAATTTTATTTAATGGAAGGCCACAGGAAAGCGTAAAAGTCATCACGGTTCGCGGTGACAGCATGGAGGGAACCATCAATCCGGGAGATGAGATCTTTGTTGATGTATCCATAACCTGTTTTGATGGCGATGGCATTTATGTGTTTGTATACGGGAAAACAATGCACGTTAAGCGCCTGCAAATGCAAAAGAACAGGCTTGCCGTCATCTCTGACAATGCCGCTTATGATCGATGGTACATAGAAGAAGGTGAAGAAGAGCAACTTCACATTCTAGCCAAAGTCCTCATTAGGCAGTCAATCGATTACAAGCGATTCGGATAAAAATAAATTTCCTTAAAGTTCACTAACTTATGATGTAGTGAGCTTTTTATATCCATAAAATGTACTATTGGTACTTTACATTAATGAACTTTAAGTACATCATAAGCCCATAGACGAACGGCGCGTCTTTAAACCATGCGTCGGGAGCGCGGCGGGTTCAGGATGAACGGCAATGCTGCTCATTAGCGAGAAGGCTTTTTTGCTTTTAGTCACAAAAAGCAAAGCAGCTTTTTGATATAGAAAAAGAAAAAGGAGGCTGATTTGAAGAGTGCTACAGTTTACACGGCAATGAGAGTTAAGCAATATGGCGGCGTACCTTCGGTAGAGGTAAGGTGTGATGATAAAAGAACCAAAGTTGTTACTGATTGCCTTCTGCTTTTTAAAAGCATAGACGAGGTAATTTTTATTGGCGCTGAAAATCTTCACCCTTTGATAAAAGCAGAGATGAAGCAATGTGCAATCGATGCATTGGGAGTTGGGCAAGGCAAGTCTCAGATCGAAGCAAAGCAAATGCTTACAGAGCTTGAAAGCAGCAGACGTAGACAAGCAAGCAGGGCAAGACAATTTCACGATGCGATCGCAGGATGGAGCAGAGAGCTTATGTCTTTAAATGTAGACATACAGAGAGGAATTGATGTTCCAACAATAAGGTCAAGAATAGGTACGATCGCAGAGAACATGGAAAAGCTAAATCCAAAGAAATAATAACCCGCTAAGGCGGGTTTTTTATTACATAAATAACCGAATTTACTACCGCAAGCCTGGCGAACGCGGCATAACATGCAGAGGACGCCAGAAAATTAAAGGTAAATCTATATCACTTATTTAGAAAATGCAGATTTAGGGAACAGATAGGAGGCGTTACACCTATGGCATCTCATCCTATGGTTAGAAGGTGGTGCAAATCCTTCGTATTGAAGTATGGATTTCACAGAAGATTCATAGCATTGAGCGCAAAGATAGTGCATTGGCTGACCGGTATTTGCCGATTTTTTGAGACGATAAACCACCGTAGCAACAGTAGGAGTATACATCTCATAGTTTTTCTTTTCCTCTTCCCACTTAGAGGCTCGATTTATCTTTTCTTCAAGCTCAATGATCTTGTCCTTAGAAATCATCAAAAGCTCATTAAGTGACATTTGCTGCTGTTGGGCATCCATGAGCTTATCGACAAGTTCGTATGTTTTTTCTTTTACTGAGTAGTCTATTTGCATTTTCTGGATTTCCTTTACTGCGCCAACAGCACTCATCAGAGCACCTCCGGCACCAGAAACTGCATCTGTAATCCTACTTATTATTCCTTTTTCATCAGACATATAAATCACTCTCTTACTGTAGGGGTAAGAGGATTTTACTATTTTTCTCGCTGTAGGGGTACACGAGAACCACCGAGCCTGATGTGGTTAAAAGACAGGCATACTAATAAACACTGCACTGTGTATTCATTCCAACGAGTGAATACACGGAGCAATGTCGCTCGTAACTAAACAGGAGCCGACTTGTTCTGATTATTGGAAATCTTCTTTGCCCTCCAGTGTGAGGGCCTTTTTATATGCATACCAATAACGCTTCACTTGAGGCGTTTTCGTTATGCAATCAAATATAAGGAGTTACCCATGATGCACTTTCAGCTCGCGGGTAGCGGCGTCATGTCCGCTTTCTACCCGCACGAATCTGAATTATCACGCCGAGTTAAACAATTAATCAGAGCAGCAAAGAAACAACTGGAGGCGTTATGCGCAATGAAATAGCCATCAATCACCAGATGCTTCGTGCAGCACAAAACAAAGCAGTAATAGCCAGATTTATTGGTGATTCAAAAATGTGGCTTGAAGCAAATAAAGCGATGAAATCAGCTATCAACCTTCCGTGGTATCGCAGGAAATGAGTTTTACAGATAACTGGTCAGACGAAGAATTCATTCGTCAGATGAACAAAATGCTCAATCAGCACAAAGAACAGGAGAAAGATGATGATTCTGACTCTGAATGATAAGCGTGAAATATCGCAAATAATCGCAAGTTTTACTGATGAAGATTACGAGCGAATCAACAGTGAAGTTGATCGCCTCTGCAAACGTTGCGACCCAATAAGCGAAATGCTTCGCTCATATAAACCAGATGAACACACTAAGGACGCTATCGACTGGCTGGAAGATGATGACTGTAACTATCAGGAAAAAGCCGCTGAATGGTTCTGGGATGCAATAACCGAAAGAGTTAAGGCTGAATATGCCTTCGCAATATTCAAACGCAGACATATTTATGGAGAAGCTGCATGAGCAATATCGTTGAATTCGTTAAACAGCAAGAGCAGTTATTCTGCGGAGCATTGACTGAACAGACGGTGACATGGGCTAAGGAAAGCCAGTTTGCAATTCAGTATTTCCAGAAAAACGATTACCTGGCTAAAACAGCACTGGCAAATCCAACCAGCGCACAGAACGCCATCATCAACGTTGCGGCGATCGGCATCACCTTAAACCCTGCAAGCAAACTGGCTTATCTAGTTCCGCGCGATGGCATGGTTTGCCTTGATATCAGCTATATGGGATTGCTTCATATTGCAATGGAGTCTGGTGTTATCTCATGGGGTCAGGCAAAACTTGTTCATGCTAACGATACCTATGAGTCAAACGGGCTTGATAAAGCACCAACCCATAAATACAACGCCTTCGGTGATCGTGGTGATATCGTTGGCGTTTACTGCACAGTTAAGACGCCGGCAGGTGATTATCTAACGGAAGAGATGAGTCTGGCTGAAATTGAGGCTGTAAGGAAAACAAGCAAGGCGGCATTCAGCGATAAAGGACCATGGGTAAATCACTGGAATGAGATGGCGCGAAAGACGGTCGTAAAGCGTGCAAGCAAGTATTGGCCTAAGGCATCACGTCTTGATAGTGCTATTCACGTACTAAACGAAGAAGAAGGTGTGTGGACTGAACCAGTTATGCCGCACAAATCAGAGGAAGATATCCGCGAAGATGAACGGAAACGCCAGCAGGAAATAATGGATAAAGCACAACTTCTTTGCGATGAAATGGCTCAGGCAGAAAACATGGACGATTTGAAGCGATATTTTGCAGAAGCATATCGCCTGACATCTGGAATGAAATTGCAGCAGAACGTACAAGCCATTTACGCAGAATGCAAAGCGAAACTGGAGGTTGCCAGTGAGCAAACTATATGAAATTGCCAATGAATACGCAAAATTGATGGATTCAGATTTAGAACCAGAGATGATTGCTGACACAATAGAAGGCATGGAAGGAGAATTTACCGATAAAATAGAGCAACTTCTTTCCATTATTAAAAATGAATCTGGTTATGCCGAACGCCTCAAGGAAGAGGCAAAGTCACTGAATGAGCGAGCCGCAGTAATTCAAAATAAGATTGACAGCATCAAATCATATATAGCGTCATCGCTTGAAATGGTTGGCAAGAAAAATATTCGAGCAGGTATTCACCAGGTAACAATCCGCAAACCGTCAGAAACTGTAGAAATCATCGACTCAAGCGCCCTTCCTCCTGAATACGTTGAGTTTGAAACGACAATTAAAGCCGACAAACTGGCAATCAAACACCAACTAAAAGCAGGAATAAATATCCCCGGCGCTCAACTCAAAGTTGGGAAACCTTCACTTCTTATCAAATAACGGTATCGCCTATGAAAAAGACTCCATGGGAGAAATGGGAAGTCGATTTCTTGCGCGAAGTAGCGGCGACAATGCCAGTTGAAGTTATCGCTGAAAAACTGGAAAGGACTGAAAAAGCAGTAATGGCGAAAGCAACAAGGATTGGCGCTGACATTGTTAGCCGACTTCGTGGAAGACGCTGGACAAGAGCCGAAGTATCACTTTTCGGTAAGTTCTCCGCAGAAGAAATAGCAATTGCAACCTGCCGCTCAATTTATTCAGTAAGAGCTATGCGATACAAGCTAAAAAAACTCGATGAAGAAAGAGAAGGCATACGAATAAATTAACATGGAGTAATTAACAATGAAGCTAAACATCGACCTAGGCAAATACGTTATTACCGGAACAAAACACGATCTGATTCTTAGTGAAATAGGAGTTATCAAAGAAGGTGATAATGCAGGGAAAGAAACATTAAGTCGTATCGGTTATTACAGCAAGTTTGAGCATCTGGTAAAAGAGTTATGCAACCGTGAAATCCTGTTATCTCAGGCGCAGACGCTACAGGATATTCAGCAGCATATCGAGACTTTAGGTGTATCACTTAGCATGGCTATTGACCAGTTCGTGGAGAGTAAATCATGAGAGGACTTGCATACAATCCCGGCATTCTTCCGGCAGAAATGATTATTCGCCAGCGCGTAAAGCCAATGCCATCGAGAGAGGAATTGCTTAAGAGAAATTCTTTTCCGTCAGTGAATCAAAACAAATATCTGAATGCGATGTGGTGGAGTGGAAAGAAATGAAACAAATGACACTAATTGAGATGGATGGTTTTCTGAAAGGTAAATGCATCCCACGAGATTTAAAGGTTAACGAAACAAATGCTGAGTATCTGGTGCGTAAATTTGCTGAAGCGGAGGCCAAGTGCGCGGCGCTGGCTGCTGAAGTTGAGGCTGTGAAATCAGCACATCAAGATGCTGTAAACACCATCATGTATACCGCCAATCGAACGGGTGTTTTATACACTGAGAAGGCAATTCAAATGTCCTGCAAAACCCCGGCCACCGACGCCTTCCTGGCTGAAATTGAACGCAAAGCAATCCGCAAGTTCATTAACAGCATTGAACACATCCTGCGTGACAAGCTGTCTCCGTATGACACCGAAGAGATGCTTGAGGCTATGCGTATTTTTCTGGAAGAACAGGAAGGTGAGCAAAAATGATGATCACAAAACAACGTGTAGAAGAAATCATATCCCGTATTGAAATGTATGGGCATGGTTCCGGGTATACCGCTGATGAGGTTTATGACCTTGCTGTACTGGCGCTGAATTTATCAAATATCGCAAAACTCAAGCGATACGAGCTTGATATGGATGGTTGTGACTCGTTCGGTCAGGATTGTGGCGCTGACATGACTGAAGATTCTGATGGCGATTATGTCCTGTTTGATGACGTGGTTAAGTTGTTTGAGTTTGATACAACCACTCAAAAGTTAGAAATCCCGGCAAAGGAGGCAACCAGTGAATAACCGCTTTTACATGATGTGCTTGCGTGAAACTGTAGGTAATAACGCCTCATTCCATTGCCATAACGGCAATGGTTACAGTTCTGATATCGATCGCGCTCATGTTTACACGCTGGAAGAAGCCCAAAAAACCTGGAATTGTGGTCGAGATATCGATCAGCCTGTTTGCGCTGATAGCGTGGATGCAATGGCAGTGTGGCACGTTGATTGCCAGTACATCCCTACAGAAAGCCTGATTGAGCCAGATTGCACTGCGTATGTGGCCTATAAAAAAGGTTGCTGGAATGGCAACGATGTTTATTGGCTTCAACACGGTGGATTGCCAACAGATGACTTCAGTAAAGCGACCATCTTTAGCGTCGCCAACAAAAACGAACCAGGAATAATTTGGTTGCCATTTCCCATTGCTGATGCAGCAAAGCGCCGGACGTTCAATATCAATAACTTTAACCGCAGAACAATGGTTCAGGGCGCAGGTTTGGTCATGCCTGACTGGTTGAAAGAGCAGAACAGAAGAAAGAAGTCGCGAAGCGGGAAGGTGCGTTGGAATTGTCCGCATTGCGGAAAAATAACCTGGCAGTACAGCCCATATGATTTTGAAGGCTGTAGTGATTACAACTGTGAAGGATGGCGAGAATGACAATTGACTATCAGGTACTGCGTGAGGCGGCAGAAAAGGCAACACCAGACGAATGGGTCGCATTTATTTCGACGGATACTGGTACTTATGCGGTGCACACGCCCGGTGATGAACGATGTGAAGACGTTATCAAATGGACCGGCTTTGATGGACAGAAAAATGCAGAGAACAACGCTCGTCATGTTGCCGCGTTCAACCCAAAGGTTGCACTGGAGCTGCTTGGTGAAATTAAGTGCCTGGAGGACACAAATATTGATGCTATGTGTCGAATTGCAGAGCTTGAGACTAATCGCGCGGCGCTGGTGGTGGAGAATGAGCTGGCTCGTAAAGCAGTTCAGGCATTCTGCGATGTTGTTGGCGACAACACTGAGGTTATCTGTGAGGAGGTTGGGAGAGATGGCGTTCTGGTTATTTTGGAGGCCATGAAGGCAACAGGAAATATGCCAGCCACCGACGCTTTCCTGGCTGAAGTACGGGCGCAGGGCGTGGAGATGGCTATGGAGCATATGCAGTCGAGCGGTTCGTTAACATTTGGAGATTGCTACATATCACTTAACGAGTTCGCCGCCCAGCTTCGCAAAGGAGGCAACCAGTGAGCGAAATTAATTACCAGGCACTGCGTGAAAAGGCAGAGAAAGCAACGTGTGGTGTGTGGTCGCTAGAATATGGAGAGGGCCGATTTGATGGTGATGATGCACTAATTCATCGCGAGGCTGCTGGATATATTCCCATTTGCAGAATTGAAGGAGCGCATCCAGAAAGCGGTTTCGATGAAGATTTCCAAATGGAACAGCAGGCCAATGCTGAATTCATCGCCGCAGCCAGTCCAGCTACTGTGCTGGCGCTGCTGGATGAACGGGAAAGAAACCAGCAATACATAAAACGCCGCGATCAGGAGAACGAGGATATTGCGCTAACGGTAGGGAAACTGCGTGTTGAGCTGGAAGCCGCAGAGAAGTGCATAGCAGAACTGTCTGCTAGCCACAGCAAATTGCGCGACACAATGGCTGGCATCCACAACACAATCCGAATGGATGGCGGCTATACGCCACTGGCAGCAATCCTTAACGCTGCTAAACGCGCATATGAAGAATCAGCAAGCGCAGCTGGCATTCGCATCAAAGGAGAGTGATATGGCAACTTTGCAGGAATTAATCGACCTGACGCCAGAACAGGAAAAAGCGTGGAATCGCCTTGTGAAGGCTGTAAAGGATTTCAGGGCAGCCGGAGGAAAGTTTTATAGCGTCCTGGACACGCTGAGCGCATACAACGGCGAGCACGTTGCCAGCATTGATAACGATAAGGGCTACCACACTGCAAGCGTCTATATGCCTAGCATTGATGCGCCAGGGCTAACCAGTTGGGCTGATGATTGGCACGGCATCACGCTGAAAGATGGCGTTGAAGTGGATGAGGACTAACATATGACAACTTTCACCGACAAAGAACTGATTAAAGAAATCAAAGAGCGCATAGGCAGCCTGGACGTTCGAGACAATATTGAGCGCCGTGCTTATGAAATTGCACTGGCATCACTGGAAGCAAAACCAATAGGTGCATTCCACATTGCAGAACAGCAAGTTGACGGCACAAGTGACTACCTCAAGGATGGAGAATGGCCTATTGATAATGGGATTATTGAAGTATACGCCGCCCCTCCAATGCCAGTAGTACCTGAAGAAAAACCAATGCCCAACCCTCTTAAAATGTACGCGGTCGATGCTGTTGCCGCTATTGCAGAGGTGAGAGGCTGGAATGCCTGCCGCGCCGCCATGCTTCAGGGTGTCGAACCTGCAAGTAATCATGAAGAGTTGTCAGAGGAGAACGGATCATCGCTTCAATTGCGCAATTTAATCCGGCAGCGCCATGCTGAATGGTCAGATAAGACGTTTGGCTGTGTTGGTCCAGTTGGCCCGCTGAAACATCTCTCAAAAGAGGCACTGGAAGCCGCAGCCGAACCAGACGATCTTAGCGAGTGGGCTGATATGCAGTTTCTGTTGTGGGATGCACAGCGCCGTGCTGGCATCAGCGATGCTGAAATTACCGCTGCTATGGAAGATAAATTGAAGATCAACATGGAGCGCCAGTGGCCTGAGCCAAAAGATGGTGAGCCTCGCTTGCACATTAAAGAACCCGGCAACTCTCCGGTAACTCCGGATGGTTGGATAAGCTGTAGTGAGCGAATGCCTGAAAAGGGCCAGAACGTGCTTATTTCGGTGAATTTCGATAGCTCTCTGGTTGAACCGCTAATATGCTCCGCACGCTATACCGGAAGCACCTTTCGGCGCGGAGATGCAACGATTAAGCAGGGTAATGGTATTGAGCAAGCAACTCACTGGATGCCGCTACCGGAACCGCCGCAGGAGGTGAAATGATGCTTGGCCTGAAGTATTTTATGTAATTGGTATTGCTATATTTTTATCTGGGGATAAACGAATGTTCTCTCTGATTCAACGTGGTCAGATATACACCGATAGCGCTGGCTATCCAGTAAAAATCATTCGTAGTACTGATCACTCAGTGTTCTTCAAGAGGATGGATGGCTATCCTGGAAGAGTGTGCATCAGAAAATTCAATAATTTATTCGAACACATTGATCACAGAGAATATCACCAGATCCTGGCTGAAACAGAGCAGGAGAACCATCTGAAAAAATTACGTGCCATGCAAAGGAGATAAACCGGTAAAGGTGTTCGCGATAAGGGTGAATATCAGCAATGAATAACAATCCTCGCATTCGCGGGGATTTCTTTTATCTGAACTCGCTACGGCGGGTTTTGTTTTATGGAGATGATAAATGCACTTCCGAGTCACAGGTGCATGGAATGGAGAACCATTCAACAGAGTTATCGAAGCAGAGAACATCAATGACTGCTATGACCACTGGATGATATGGGCGCAGATAGCGCATGCAGACGTAACCAATATTCGAATTGAAGAACTGAAAGAACACCAAGCCGCCTGATGGCGGTTTTTTCTTGCGTGTAATTGCGGAGACTTTGCGATGTACTTGACACTTCAGGAGTGGAACGCACGCCAGCGACGCCCAAGAAGCCTTGAAACAGTTCGTCGATGGGTACGCGAATGCAGGATATTCCCTCCTCCGGTTAAGGATGGAAGAGAGTATCTGTTCCACGAATCAGCGGTAAAGGTTGACTTAAATCGACCAATAACAGGTAGCCTTTTGAAGAGGATCAGAAATGGGAAGAAGGCGAAGTCATGAGCGCCGGGATTTACCCCCTAACCTTTATATAAGAAACAATGGATATTACTGCTACAGGGACCCAAGGACGGGTAAAGAGTTCGGATTAGGCAGAGACAGGAGGATAGCAATTACTGAAGCAATACAGGCAAACATTGAGTTATTCTCAGGACACAAACACAAGCCTCTGACAGCAAGAATCAACAGTGATAATTCTGTTACGTTACATTCATGGCTTGATCGCTACGAAAAAATACTCGCCAGCAGAGGAATCAAGCAGAAGACACTCATAAATTACATGAGCAAAATTAAAGCAATAAGGAGGGGTCTGCCTGATGCTCCACTTGAAGACATCACCACAAAAGAAATTGCGGCAATGCTCAATGGATACATAGACGAGGGCAAGGCGGCATCAGCCAAGTTAATCAGATCAACACTGAGCGATGCATTCCGAGAGGCAATAGCTGAAGGCCATATAACAACAAACCCGGTCGCTGCCACTCGCGCAGCAAAATCAGAGGTAAGGAGATCAAGGCTTACGGCTGACGAATACCTGAAAATTTATCAAGTAGCAGAATCATCACCATGTTGGCTAAGACTTGCAATGGAACTGGCTGTTGTTACCGGGCAGAGAGTTGGTGATTTATGCGAAATGAAGTGGTCTGATATCGTAGATGGATATCTTTATGTCGAGCAAAGCAAAACAGGCGTAAAAATTGCCATCCCAACAGCATTGCATGTTGATGCTCTCGGAATATCAATGAAGGAAACACTTGATAAATGCAAAGAGATTCTTGGCGGAGAAACCATAATTGCATCTACTCGTCGCGAACCGCTTTCATCCGGCACAGTATCAAGGTATTTTATGCGCGCACGAAAAGCATCAGGTCTTTCCTTCGAAGGAGATCCGCCTACCTTTCACGAGTTGCGCAGTTTGTCTGCAAGACTCTATGAGAAGCAGATAAGCGATAAGTTTGCTCAACATCTTCTCGGGCATAAGTCGGACACCATGGCATCACAGTATCGTGATGACAGAGGCAGGGAGTGGGACAAAATTGAAATCAAATAATGATTTTATTTTGACTGATAGTGACCTGTTCGTTGCAACAAGTTGATAAGAAATGCTTTTTTATAATGCCAACTTAGTATAAAAAAGCAGGCTTCAACGGATTCATTTTTCTATTTCATAGCCCGGAGCAACCTGTGAACACATTTTCAGTTTCCCGTCTGGCGCTGACATTGGCTTTTGGCGTGACGCTGACCGCCTGTAGCTCAACACCGCCCGATCAACGTCCTTCTGATCAAACCGCGCCTGGTACCTCTTCTCGCCCGATTCTGTCGGCAAAAGAAGCGCAGAATTTCGATGCTCAACACTATTTTGCATCCCTGACACCAGGTGCGGCAGCGTGGAATCCTTCCCCGATTACCCTGCCTGCGCAACCTGACTTTGTTGTCGGCCCGGCGGGTACTCAAGGTGTAACGCATACCACGATTCAGGCGGCGGTAGATGCGGCAATTATCAAGCGTACCAACAAGCGCCAGTATATTGCCGTGATGCCTGGTGAGTATCAGGGAACGGTGTATGTCCCTGCCGCTCCGGGTGGAATTACTCTATACGGTACAGGTGAAAAACCGATTGATGTGAAGATTGGGCTTTCCCTTGATGGTGGCATGAGCCCTGCCGACTGGCGTCACGACGTCAACCCGCGCGGCAAATATATGCCAGGTAAACCGGCGTGGTATATGTACGATAGCTGCCAGAGTAAACGCAGCGACAGTATCGGCGTTCTCTGCTCTGCGGTCTTCTGGTCACAAAACAATGGACTGCAACTGCAAAACCTGACCATCGAAAACACGCTGGGCGATAGCGTAGATGCGGGTAACCATCCGGCGGTGGCACTGCGTACTGATGGTGACCAGGTACAGATTAACAACGTTAACATTCTCGGTCGTCAGAACACCTTCTTTGTCACCAACAGCGGTGTGCAGAACCGTCTGGAAACGAATCGTCAGCCGCGTACGCTGGTGACCAACAGCTATATTGAAGGGGATGTGGATATCGTTTCTGGTCGCGGCGCAGTGGTGTTCGATAACACCGAATTCCGCGTGGTGAACTCCCGTACCCAGCAAGAAGCGTATGTGTTTGCACCGGCTACGCTGTCCAACATTTACTACGGTTTCCTCGCCGTAAACAGCCGTTTCAATGCTTCCGGTGATGGCGTGGCGCAACTGGGCCGCTCGCTGGATGTTGATGCCAATACCAACGGTCAGGTAGTGATCCGTGATAGCGCCATCAACGAAGGTTTTAACACAGCCAAACCGTGGGCTGATGCGGTGATCTCTAATCGTCCGTTTGCGGGTAACACCGGCAGCGTTGATGATAACGACGAAGTACAGCGCAATCTGAATGACACTAACTACAACCGCATGTGGGAATACAATAACCGCGGCGTGGGTAGCAAAGTGGTTGCAGAGGCGAAGAAGTAG